TTCCTTCTGTCGGATCAACTACTCCACAGTCAGATATAGTAACAACTTTCTCAGCGCCTACTAATCTGTAAGCAAATATTTTTCTATTAGTAGAATTAGGTATAGCAACATCATTAAAATAATTATCTACTCCACTTAATTTAAATGCAGTGGATTGAATAACACTATCTGTAGCACCACCAGGAACATAGAAAGAACCTGGATATACTAATTTAAAATTATTAGATATATTTGTTAATGGCGTAATTGATTGAAACAAGAAAGGTCTTACTGTTGAGTTTAGAATAGCTGGATCAGAAGAATCAATTGCTCTTAGAATTGCTGAGTGTCTAAATACTCCATCAAATTTATTTAAGTCATTTAATGAATAGTCATCAATTGTATCTGAAACTACAGCTTTAAGTTCAATATCTGTTCTATCAGTTAAGTTAGGATTATATTTAAATGCTACATCTAATTCAATAAAAGAATAATTAGGATCTACAACAGTTGGTGTAATAGATACTACGTTCTTTCCAGCTAGAACCGCACCAGTTACAGTAGCCTTTTCGTCATCGGTTAATGTATCAGCGGTCTTAGGTTTAATAGCAATAAAGATTTTACCATAATCTGGTACAGCTTCATCTTCACCACCCCATGTAGAGATCGCGTCAATGTTAGAAAATTCTCTTTGAATAATAGCTCTGTAATCATCAGCGGTCACTGCTCTGTTTTGAGATGTATAAGTCAAGGGAGCGTTATATCTAATAGATTCAAGTGTCTCTCCGTCAGCTCCACCCGCTGCTGTTTTAACTGTGGTGACTGTAATATTAGAAAAGCCACCAATATTATCTACCATCTGAAATACATTAGCACCATTTGCTTCAGTACCATTTGAATAAACATAATCAAGAGTTACAATATTATTGTTTAAAGGTTTAGAACCAGTTACTCCATCACCGAAATAAACTTCATAGAAACCAGAAGTATTTTCTTGTAAATGATATATCTTACTTGAAGCATCTACATTTAAAAGAGTAGCAAACAAAGTAAAGATATCAAAAGAAGTAGATTCCTCGTTAGCCTGTACTCTTGTTCTGAGTGTAGAAGTATCAACATTTTTATGAGGGATCTGATGTTTCTGATTTTCAATATCATTATCCACTCTGTATTTAATAGAGTTATAATTACCTTCTGCGATATCTACGTTATTATAAGTATATGTACTACCAGAAATTGTAGCTGACTGAGTATTTAAAGTAACAAATTGATATGTCTCTCCATCTACTGAAGTACTTAATTTAGTTCCTCTTGGAAGATTTAAGTTTGTTGGCTTATTACCAGCAACAGCCGAAACATCGACAACTAAATTAACGCTTGCTCGCGGTGATAGCCGCGACGCCGGAACATATCCTAGCATACGAGCTCTTGAGACTGCATTACCTCTGATTTGAGCTGAGTCGAGAAAAGCTTCGTTTAAAGCCAAGTGTCCGGCCATAGCATTATAATGTGTATTATAAGCTAGAACGTCGAGTAGTACATTCAGACCTGCTCCATCAAAATCATAGTCATTAAAGACTGTTTGTCTCTTAAGGAAATTTTTAAGATTTCTTTTGATGTCGTCGAAGTCTAGTTCGGTTGTTTTTAAATTTGATGCCATGTTATTACCTTAATCTTTGTAGAACGATCTCTACCTCTGTATTTAAATCCATTTCGATTATTTGAAAATGCACAGTAATACGATATGCATTTCTATCTGATTGATCTTCAATACCGACTCGATTTACTCTTATTCTTGGTTCGTAGTCGATCAGTACTTGTTTAACACCATCTGATAATTCGTATTTAGTAATAGCATCAGCTGGTTCAAATAATAGACCTCTTAAGTTAGCTCCAACCAGTGGCTGAAAAGGTCTTTCAAAGAAGTTAGTTAAGATTAAATTTTTAACTGCGTTCTTTATTGCAGCATCATCTTTTAATGGCATGATATCATTACGTATAGGATGACGAGTTAATTTAAGATTTAAATCAGCCCATCCTTTCTTACGTGATACCGTACTGATAGGACTCGAAGATGCTGTTTTGTCGCTAGTGTAATTTGCCATATATCTATTTATACTCTTAGTCTTCTTCTTCTACTACAGGTTTTGCTATTGTAGGGAATTGATTTGATCCCTCTTCTCCAGCTGGTATTACTTCGCCATTTGCATCGAGAGCGGCTTCTGGTACATTTAACAGGGGAGTAACTGATACCGTGATACCAGCAGGAATAGCTATTGATGTGGGTAATCCAATAATCTTTAAGAAGTCACAGAAGGTAAAGGTAATATACTGTACCAGCGCACTTAAACCGATGGCTTCAAAAAAGGCTGTTACATTTTCCATCCATTCAAGTATTAAGAACTTGGGCCATTCCTCTCCGAAATCTCTTAAACGAGTTTTAAACCGATCCATTTTCTTTTCCATACTCTCGACAAAGTCATTCGGTTCACCACCTAATAAGTCCATCAGAGTATATCCGACCAGGGAAATTTTTTCCAGGGCCGCCAGAGCCTCTTTTCTAAGATCTTCTTTGAGATCATTCGGAGCGGATTTAATCTGTTCTTCGAGCGATTTGATCCGAGCTTCAATTAACCCTTTCACGTTAAGATCAGTTAAAGCGGGAAGAGCCGGTAAACCGAGAGTTTCCCATATTGAACTGAACTTATCGATCAGGCCAGCAAATGCTCCGTGTAATATTCCAAGCGCTCCCTTATTAAGTTGTGACATAATATAATTCCAGACCGCCTCCGCTTTGAAATCATTTACCTCTAGCCCATAGGTACCATCAAATGTTTTATATGTATCAGGTATAAGAGCGTAAAAGGAATCAATATCTGCAGCTATCTGAGCCTTTAGAGTTACCTTATAGTTAGGATCAGTAAATAGTTTAACAACATCTATTGATAATCCCATAATAGGAACAGAGAAAGATATCGGTAATACTGAATCAATGATCTCCATTATCTTTACTTGAACAAATAAGTGATACTCTTGTACCATCGCTGTAATACGTCTTTCCCATTCGATCTCAGGTACCGTTAGAGTAGGAAACACTGGGTCTGATATAGAGATAGGAAAGGAACCTAAAATGTCTTCTATTGATTCTAATAAATCTCTAAGTTGTTGAGCCTCTTTCTCTAATCCATTCATTTCCAATAGAGAGATTTGGTTAATAATATTATTAAAGATATTCACTAAGTCTGTAGGCTTAGGTAGTAATACCGAATCACAAGGTAATGATATACTCGTAGTCGTCATTTAACACTCATCCTCTGGAATCCATTTTTTCTGGAGAATTTTTTTTTCTGCTGAAAATCTCTGAAATGAATCTGAGGCAAGATATGCTAGCCCCCCGTATACCACCGCCGCCTTTTCCGAGCCAATATAAAGCCGCGCTTGAGATATACTGTTTACTTTCTTATATAAATGTGTTATAATAACCATAGTACTATGCGTTGAGTTTTATATTAGACGCTATAATAGATACTGTACCATCCGAATTGAACACTATTTTCGAGCCTGTTTTATGTTTTATACTGATGCGCTCTGATCCCTCTGTGTTATCTATTTCTATTAGGTGCCCTGCCTTTGACTTATATACTTTGTTTTCTATAGAGGACTCAGTGGGGATGTCTTGTGTCCCTTCTGTCTGTGTTGCAACTGATCCCATTACCATAGGGTCTTGAGCAGATGATCCGTCTCTAAAGAATCCGACCACCCATGAACCAACCTCTAAGTGGTGGTTTCCTCCATTACCCTTTATAGAAGCGCTCGTTACTGGCATTATAACTGTCGCCCAAGGTAAATCAGCTGTTGTAATAACGTTCGTATCCATTGAATGGAACCCTATACAACGTACTCTTACTCTATTTAGATTTAATGGATCATCAATATCTTCTATTATACCTGTATACCAAGTAAAATGTTGTCCTATAAAGTCGTCTGATCTCATAGCTCTACCTCTTTATCATAATCTATATTGCTCGTATCCTTTCTACAGTGTAGTATCATATTATATTCTTGGTCATAACTGAACTTATGCTCTATATCATATACCATATAGACACCACTCTTATTGTTATCGATTGACTTAGATCCACTCTTATTTAACTCAGGATCTATACTCTTTGGTATCTTAAGCTTGATCTTAGTACCAGCGGCTATACGAGGATCACCACACACATTTACGTTTATTTGTGACGCTTCCATAGAGGCAGTTTTTGATGATGCATTTTGAATATTCTCAGATGTTGCATCATGATAATTTTTAAATCCTTTAAACGCTAAACTATTCAGTGATGCATTATAATCTTTTGCACTTACGAACTCTTCTAGTCTCTTATCTAAGAACTTTTTACTCTTTTTATATGATCTATACTTATTATCTGTTA